AGTGCGCTTGTACCTATGCTGTTCACGAAGAACCCAGACGCGGAGTTCACAGTTGAAGACAAAGAAGACGAACCACGCGCCCGCATAGTTGAGAAGCTAGTCAACGTATTAGCTGCTAAGAAGACATCACCTGGCTTGAACCTGAAGCGTAAGGTCAAGCGCAATATAGTAAGCACTACACTCACCAACGTCGGTTGGTTTGAGGTAGGTTATACACTCAAGCAGAACAGCAGTGAAGCAGCCCTTGAAGAGATACAGAAGCTCGCTCTTGAGCTTGAGAAGGCTAAGTCGCAGAAGGACATCAAAGAGACTGAGGGCAAGCTACTTGCGTTGGAAGATACAATTGACATGCTCACACCATCAGGTCCGTGGTGTAAGGTGCGTAGACCTGATCAGGTGATAGTCGATCCTACAGGTACTGAACTTGATCTCAGTGGTCCTACGAATTGGGTGATGATTGAAGACCTCATGTATACATCACTACTGCGTGCTCGTTACGGGCGAAAGAAGCCGGATAGCGATGAATGGGAATCTGTCTTCTCTCCTACGAATGTTATCAAAGCTGGAGTTAGTCCCGATCAAGGTGAACGTGGTCAGACGGACAACTTCCAACTTTTTAGTTATTCTACAAGTGAGTACGCTAAGTACGGATACAGCGATCAGAAATCCTTCCTCGCCGCGCAGATGACTAAGGTGGTATATGTATGGGACAAGGTTACGCGACGTGTCGAGTTATACAACTGCAATGACTGGTGTTATCCCTTGTGGGTGTGGGATGACCCATATCATCTTGATCAGTTCTTCTCCGTCGTACCAATGGAGTTCCATACCGACCCAGTTACCATGTACGCTAAAGGTGAAGTCACATACTACCTTGATCAGCAAGATGACATCAACATCATCAACAATGAATGGGCTAAGGTGCGTAAGTTCGCCGCTGGTAAGCTGGCGTATGACAAGAACAGCCTAAAGGACACCTCGTTGTTAGAAGGTATCATCAATGGCACGATGGATACCAACGTAATTGGCCTTGATCTACCTGAAGGTAAGAAGATAGGTGACGTACTTGGCCCATTGCTCCCACCAAGTGCAGAAGCGATCAAGTTTTTTGACAAAAAGCCCGTACTAGACGCCATCGACCGCCTATCAGGCGTAGCATCGGTGCAACGTGGTGTAGAATACAAGACAAACACCACCAATCGTGCCATCGAGAGCTACGAAAGTCAGGTGCAGACACGCGCTGACGAGAAAATGGACGCAATCGAGGACTCAGTAGGCACCATCTTGTGGCTAACAGCACAAATGTGTATGCAGTTCATGCCTAAAGAGGAAGTTGCAGGGATATTAGGTGATAAGTTCGCTGCGGACTGGGAAAATGTCGATCCTATGACGATCCGCACCAAGTTTACACCACGTGTAGTAGGCGGTAGCACACTCAAGCCTACATCACGCGCAAAGAAGGAGCAGGCACTGCAGATTTCACAAGTTATAGGTCAATTCACACGTGCTACGCCTATAGCTGCAGTCGTCTCATTGAAAGTGCTAGCAAGTGCGTTCGACAACGTGCTTGTGAGTAAGGAAGACTGGGAATTGATATACAAAGGCATCATCAAGGAGACATCCGCGCCGTCGCCTGAAGAAGTACAGCAACAACAGGGTGATCAGCAGGCACAACAGCAAGGTGCTGATCGTAAGCAAGAGATGGTTGTTGAAGCTATGAAGGCGCGTGGTCAAGCGCAGGGTGCTGCTAACGGTGCGGGTGGTGGTAGTCAAGGTGGTGGCGGTATGCCGCAGATTGACGACATTGCATCTATAGTGCAAGAAGTCGCTGGTCTAATTGACGGCTTGCCACCAGAGATCAAGCAATCACTAGGTGTGCAACTCGCACGTGGTAAGAGTGTAGCTGAAATAGCTACGCAGATGATACAACAGATGCAAAGCGGCGCTGCCGCATAAGGGGGCTTCAATGGCCGAGCAAGACAAGGATTTGATGTCGCAGGTTGGTGACAGCTTCGGCATCAAAGATGCTCCACAGCAACATGAGGGAGGTGATGAGGGGAGTGATAGTGCTGAACAGCAAGATCAACCACTATCACAACCTCAGTTAGACGATAACACGCCGTCTGACAACCAACCTCAACAGGCCGACAAGCCTGAAACCGGCAGCGACCGTCACACAGCTAAACAGCGTGATGACAAGGATCAGCTATTCACTGACAAGCCTAAGAAAGGCCCACGTGGTGAGTTGCTTGATAGGAATGGTAACATCGTTGCTACAACGCGACGTGAGAAGCAGCTAGCATACAATCTCAACCGCGCACAGTATGCAGCTAATCAAGCTGGGCGCGAAGCTCGTAAGATGCATCAAGCTCTCAACCAGTATAGAGAGATTGATGTAGTTATGAAGCAGAACAACCTTAGCCACGCTATGGCTATGGAAGCTATGCAGCTACGTGCGTTGGCTGAGCGTGACCCTATCACTGCCGTGCGCGATGTTATAGCTCGCGTACTAGCGGCAGGTGCCACGATGGAGCAGATACTCGGTCATGATGCTGTACCTGCTATCAATGCGAGTGTCATTAAGCAAGAATTAGATCGTCGCTTGGGTCCGCTTGAGAAACAAACTCAGGCGCGCGAGAGACAAGCGCAGATTGAAGAACGCGCACAGGAGCAGATGGAAAGCTTCGTGCAGCAACATCCACATGCTGAAACGCATGGTGTAGAGATTAGCAACCTAGTATCACAACACGGCATGACGCCTGAACGTGCATACTTTGAACTTCGTAGTTGGGTAGAGCGCAGAGGCATGGACTTCACATCACCATTGCGGCCACAAATCGAGGCTTATTCTCGACGCGGCAATGGTCGTGGTAGACAGTCAACACCGGGTGACATGCGCGGTGTGCCTTCTGGTAATGTTCAAACCCACAACACTGCAAACGGCTCACGAGGAGACTTCAAGAGTGCTACGCCTTGGCGTGACATTGCTAATGCAGTCTACTCAGAACTCAACAGCAAATAAGGTGACCCACAGATGCCCGTACTTCAAAACGTCTTGGCGACGACGATTGAGCGTTCACGTAAGAAGCTCATCGTTGCAGCTATGCAGAGCAACGCGCTCATGGCGTGGTGTTTTGCACGTGACCGTATCGAGAACGAGTCGAGCGGTTACAACATCACGAACCCACTGTTGACAGGTCGCAATCCAACTGTAGGTAGCTACAGCTATTACGACTCGTTGCCAGTGCAGCAGACGCAAGAGTTCATCAAGCTTGAATATCGCTGGTCCCGTATCGCTGGTACTGTCATCATCTCTAATCAGGAAGAAGACGAGAATAAAGGTGAACAGGCTGCAGTTAAGTTGTTGCAGGGCAAGCTTGAAGCTCTTGAACTCTCAATCAAGGAGAAGTTCAGCAGCTACCTGTACGGCTTGGGTGGTGGCAACGATCCGAATGGTCTGGCACTGCTTATACCTGATGATCCTACTACTGGTTCTCTTGCCGGTGTGGATCGTGCGGCAGAAGTGCAATGGCGTTCTTCGTCCTATGACTTCGCAGGTACTCTCAACAGTACAAACATCGAAGAAGCATATGACGACGTACTTCTTGATCTCAAACAAGGTACAGAGCGTCCCAAGGTCATCATCGCGGGTCGTAACCACTATCGCCTGTATAGGGCTGCTGTTCGCAGCAAGCTTACCATACCGCTCAACAACACAGGCGCAGGCAAGCGCATGATGGACTTGGGCTTCGATGGTATTAGCCACAACGGTGTGCCGATCATCTACGATGAAAGCTGCCCCGTTGACCGCGCCTACTTCCTCAACGACACGTATCTGCGTCTTCACATCCTCGGTGACAACAACATGAAGAATGTTGACCTCACTGCACCGTGGACAATCGACGGCTATGGACAACGTGTCATCACGCAGTGCCAGTTCTGCACGTGGAAGCAGTATCGCACACACGCAGTAGTCAACGATTAAGGAGCCTACAATGGCAGAAGTAGTCAGCTTCGCTGAGCGACCCATGCAAGCACTTAGTATGGAGCAACAGCGTAAAGCTGTGCCTGCATACACGATTGAGCCTATGAAGCGTCACAGTGTAGTCAATCGCACTGTGAAGGATGAGATAGGCTTCCGCATTGTACCTACTGATGTAGTTGTAGACGGCTACATGGTACGTACACTCCGCGGTGATAGTGTATTCCTCACGCATGAGGACATTGTACGGATGAAGCTTGATCGCAACCTGATACCGCTGTTGGTAGATGGAGGCGACGACACACCAGTAGGAATGCAGAACGCTAATGCTGCACTCTCGACTAAGCATCAACAAGCCCTGGACGCAGTGACTAAGCTACTCGACAGTGACCCTAACGTCATTGAGAAGCTGCTCGCTGCTGTTCCACCAACTGATGAGGACAACTAACAATGGCTGTACAAGTCGCTATCCCCGGTATGCGCCGCGTCAATAACCGTGTAGACCAGTTGTGCTACGCGGCTGACGTTGGCATTGATGGTATCACTACAGTTGACATCCCTGCATGTGCCGCAGCGGGTGCTGGTCTGCTTGCCAACGGTACAGTTCTTGCCGCTGCTGGCAATGTTGTACCTACAGCAGTACAGACTGAGTTCTTGATGGGTCGTTATGGTCGTAGCATCTCTGTTACTGCTGGTGCCGGCGGTGCTGGTGTGATTGTGGGCTATGACTATCTCGGTCAGGCAATCAAAGAGAACGTCACGCTTATTGCTGGTGCAGTTGTCAGCAAGAAGATGTTCAAAGACATCGCCTATGTCACCGTGCCAGCATCGGGTACGTTCAGCATCGGCGTTGGTGTCATCCTTGGTGTGCCTTATAAGGTGCTGCACACCTCTATCCTTGGTGAGTTGACGAGCGATGTCACTGCGGCAGCGGGTGCACTTGCTGCGGGTGTCAACGTGCAGACACTCACTAGTGCTGATCCACGTGGTACGTATACACCAGCGGCAGCACCTGATGGTACACGGTGGTATCGCTTCTCATGCTTCGTTGATCGCAGCAATCTGCATGGTTCTGCACACGTCATCGTCTAACGGAGGATACAATGGCTAAAGAACCTGCTTATCAACCACCACATGCTGCACAGACATCGGCAGAAGCACCAGCGAAGCCACGTAAGCTGCGTACTACGTTCGCTGACAAGAAGATCGTAGCTACTAGGTCATCTCGACAAGGTGATGATGGTTATCAACTGAGTACTATTGATGACCAAGTGACACTCATCTTTGAAGATGGCAGTGAGAAGGTCGTTAAGAGTGACGATCTGTATGAACCGCAGTAGTCTAGCAGCTCCCTCCCGGTAAGCTAGACAACGGGGTGGCTCACACATGTAACAGTGTGTGGGCTGCTCTACTACAGGAGCATATGATGATCACCTTCGGCGACATCGTTACTAAGGTGTTGCAGCGGCTAGCTTTGGTTGAAGGGCTAGATGCACAGATATACGCTGAGCCACGTATACAGTTAGCTGTACAGCATAAGTTCGATATGATCTTCAGGGAGTATTGGTTACCTGAATACACAGTGCATCAAGAGGAACATTACCTTGATGGTACTACAGGTATGATCGTTGGTGATCTCACTGACAAGGTGAAAGATTGGCGTGACATACACAGTGTATACAGTGAGAATGCACACTCACCTATATCACTCGCACCGCCACGTATACGCGATGTAGACATCAACTACATGAGCATACGACCTAATGCTACCAACCCTGCGAAGTGGTTCAAGATACTACCTGTTACTACAACTGGTAAGATATGGATCACATACCGCACCAAGCCTAACGACTTCGAGGAGGATAGCGACGTTATATACCTAGACACACAGCTACTACTGCTAGGTAGCTGCTGGGATGTGTTAGAAGACGACGGCACCAATCCAGGCGCTAGTGACAAGTTCAAGATGCTGTTTCAGGATGCACTCTCACAGTTCAACAGACAGCAATTCAACATCCCAATCAACACTGTGTTGTCCTCGCGCTCTACTGTCAACAGGTGGACGTAATGGTGCAGATGCTGTCTAGACAAGCGAAGCTAGCTGGTAGACCTAAGCCACGTCCTACACCTAAGCTGCAGAATGTCACCATACGTGACTTCGGTGGTGGGCTGAACGTGGTTGATAGCGAGCAGAACCTCACTAGCAAGTTCGCACCTGTGTTCGACAACATGGTGACTTACACAGACAGACGTGTAGGCCCACGCCAGGGCTATGAGATGTGGTTGAAGCTGAAGCAGGGCAATGAGACTGCACCTGCATCAGCACTGATGGCTATCAGCACCGTATCAGAGTCACGTGTTGTCGTACTCAATATCACGCATGGATTGTCAGGCACCAACGTATTAGCACACATCACGATTAGCGGTTGGACTAGTGTCTACAACGGTGTCACACCTGTGATGTTGAATAGAACGCACAGCGTACGACGTGTCATCAACGCTGGCGC